CTTGTTGCTATCAATTACGGGGCTGCCATTTATTGCATAGCTGTTGGCATCTACGTTTCTTGAAGAGTCTACGAAGGGGTTGCCTCCGACATTAATACCATTTTCTACATTAAGTTGATTGGACAGCCAGGCGTTTTTCCATCTTAATGAGCTTGTACCTAATTCACGTATATCATCTATGTCAGGCACCCAATCTATTCCCGATCTCCAAGCATTCTCTAGCTCTAACCAGCCACCACCAGAACCATTTAAGTTTCGTGCTTTAATTATACCAATTTCATTTTCTGCCGAATCCAATCCCCTAAATATACTTGAATCAGAATCATTTGTAACAATAGCATCAAACCAACTTATAACGCTATTATTAGCGATGAACCCGCCGTTAGAAGCTATGAAATCCCCGGAGGTTGATGCAACGTTACCGCTAAACGTTCCAGTACCGGCATCAATATTACTGTTACTATCAATAACGGGTATGTCACCTATAGAGAGGCTATTAAAGTCAACATCGTCGCTTAAACCTAAACCTAACGCAGACCGTGCTGCCAGAACATCTTCTATATTGGTGAAGTCGGCTTTAAGAACCTCAAAGCCGCCTGCGGTAGCTCCATCATGAATATGAAGCGAATGCCGATCGGTGTTGACCGATATTTCACCGATAGCCCCGGTGAAGGTGGTATGTTCGGTAGCCGTACCGCGTACATGCTGTTCTTGTGTCCTATCTTCTGCCATTATTCAAGAAATGTTGGAATTGAAGTATTTCCATCGGGATTATCAGAGTTAAATAGCCGGAGTGATCGCAGGGTAATACTTGGTGTAAACCGTTTACGCTGGTTTGTGAATTGGCTGCTATGCCTGAAATCCTCTAGTATAATAGAAAACTTGTCTGTCTTTGAAGCATCCGGGAAAAAGAAGATAAAATCATCCTGGTTATCTACCAATGAGGTGATTATGTCATTAAACAGAGTCCGTATTACAGATTCCTGAATAGATTTCTCCCATCGAAGTTCTACAAGTGGCCGGGTTCCGCGTAAATTTGACCGTAGAAATCCCGAAACGCCTTCATCAACAGCGCTATCGCCAAAAAAAGCCGGATCAATATTGATATTCATATTGTTGATATGAACCTCATGCGTCCAGCCGGGTGTGTCATTACCCTCGGTAAATTTGCATTTTTCGATTCTAAGTGACAGTGCCATGATCTTCTATGGTGTCAACAGTGTCGATTATGAGTCCATGATCTTCTATAATATCAGGCGGATCGCTAATATATCCGTGATCATCAATTAATACCTCTGTCGGATTCGGTTGCGATACTAACCCAATAAATGGCTTTACCCTCAGCAGCTGATCATTGTATTCTATAGCCCGCCTCATTTGATCGCTTGGAACCATGCGAATAAAATTTGTATCGTCAAATGAAAATTCAATAAAATTTAAGCCCAAGTCAAATAGGTCTGTTTGGATGCTACGCATTATATCGGCCAATAGCTGGCGTTGCACGTCGGTTTCATAGCTAAGGCTAACCCTTACCCTTACACCCCTGATGTTATGGCGAATAAAGCCCGATATGGCTTCATCAGGCTCATTAAAACGCACTATTTCTTCTCGCTCCGATCCATTTTGGATCTGAAAGGTTTGCCGTCCACCGCTTTGTGTTTTAACAATCATAATATCCGATAATAAGGGTCAATGTCTATAATGTCTCTTACTAAGTTATAGGTAATATCAGAAGGTCGAAACACAGCCGACGCCGGGACAAAATCGCTCTCCAGGCGAAACCCGTTTGATGGATTAAGGCGGTCTACATCAAAGATTGTTATACTGCCCCGCCGGGTACCATCAGCACCAAACGCCGCCGCATATCCATCCACTCCATCACGTGCCACAGATGAGTCGCTGCCACCAATATCTTCATATTCATTCGTATTGGTGTTCCAGGAAGCAAACGCCATAACATTGTTGTTAAAAATCACATTAAAATCATTCTCGGCATCTTGGTTAAAAATCTGGCTGTGTGTTGAGGTGTGATCGTTCCATGATCCGCCCCCATTAATATTAAGCGTAACTGCTATCTGCGCAAAACTTTCCGTGCCTAAGTTAAATTCAAAATCTGACGGCATATCTTCATTAAGATTAACTACCCCTGTTGTTGAATTATCACGGGCAACAAAAAAATTGGTTCCCATGAAGGAACCTATAATGGAAGCTTCCACCGCCGCCATTTCAAACAAGATTTCTCTTAGCGTCGTTGTTGAAGCACTGTTCCCATCTACTATCAAATATGTTTCAGATACTGTTTTTCCATTAACAGAAAAATTCGAACTGGAATTGCGGTTATTCGAATTCGAATTAAGCAGTGGCAAAACATTATCAATAAATGTTTTTGCATCAATAGCATCAAATGGCGTGCCCGGATTGAATGTTTCAATAACCGCCGGATCAAGTATGTTGAAAAAATCTTGTATCGTTTGGTCTAATGCTGTGGGAACAATCACACTGGCTTCAATTGTTATCTCTCGTTTGGTGCGGTTGAATGACACGTCGTTCTTGGTAAACTCATAGGTCTCATCAATCACCAACCCGCCATCGGTGGTAAACTGAAGCCGGGCCGTAATTATATCTGTGGTCAGTAACCCGTCTATCACCCCTAGCAGCGAAGAGTTATCAGAGAGGCTGTCAAAAACAGAGAATTCAATGCCCCCTATATCAAAAAACACACTATTAGCATTTTCCGAGTTTTCTACCAGATCGAATTCTCCTTTGATATCCGAAATATCCGAAACGATCATGGTAAGTGATGGAAAATCGGCGTGGGAAATCGACAAACTACCGCTCCCGGCCTGCAAGTTCAGTATTGCAGTAATACTAGCCATCACTTACCACCCGTATTTTTCGTGATACCCGGCTACGACGCCCTAGTTCAGCCCTTTTTGAGATCGCTGTATCGGCAATATCTCCTTGCAGGTTAATGACAATATCTCCTGATTCGCTTTGCTGGCGGCGATTGGTATCGGAATCAGAGAGTCGTTCGTTTTGACTGGTGAAGAACCCTTCCTGTCTGCCACCGCCTCCACCGCCCGCACCTGCTGCTCCACCACCGCCTCCACCACCGCCGGAAATAATGCCGGCGCCTTCGGCTAGTCCGGTGCCTGCAATAAGGCCGATGGTTGCGGCTCCAAGTGAACGCACTTTGGCGGCTTGTGCGGCTGCAAGACCGGCTGCTGCTTGAAAATTACTGGCAGCCGCGCTAAACACACCAGCGGCTGCAAACCCGGCCGGATTCCCTAACAGCCCCCGCCCGGTGGCATCTAAGGCCCGTGCTGAGGCGCTCACAGAAAGCGCCTGATTGGTGGAAGCAAGGTTTGACAGTTCTGTGGCCCGTCGTGAGGCTTCATTCGCCACAGAAGCAATTTCAAGACCTTTATTGATAGCAAGCTGTATGAGAGCCAGGGCTTCGGAGCTTTCACCCAGTGAGGAGTTAATCTGACGGGTAAATTCGGCGCCTTGTTGAAGCAGTCTTTGCCGGGCGCTTTCGGCTTGTTGCTGTATAGTCAACCGGGCTTGTACAGAACGCTGCTCAACCTGTCGGCGTTGGTTGGCTGCATCTTTTTCAATCTGGAGGCGTCGTTTTGCAAACTGAAGCCGGGCCTGATTAAGTTTTTTCTCACGCTCGATTTCAGATAAAAACGTATTTGAACGAATACGGTTAATCTCATTGGCCAGACGCTGCTCATTTTGTGCTCGCCGCTGTGAAAACATGACCTGTTGACCCAGTTGTTGTTGAAGGGTCTGGCTGTTAATACGTTCAATCCTGTCGGCAAATTCTGCCCGGAGGCGAAGGATTTTCTGATTTGTTTCGGCTTCTGCTGCTCGCCTGTTGTCTCCAGTATCAGTTTCCTCATCAATAAGTGGTGTTTCAATATCTCCCGGTCCGAAATCGCTTAGTTCAGGAGCATTAATTTCTTGTCTAAGGTTTTGAATCTGAGCGGTTAACGCTTTAATAGCTCCTTCTGTGGTCTCTACATCATCAGATAAGCCTTCTTTGAGAACCCGTCGCAACGAACCCCTTCTATCTTCAAGCTGTTCTTTGAGGCGGATAAGCCCTAATGTTCCTTGTCCTAATCCTGCCTCAAAGTTTTCTAAGACCGGATCAACTTCAGTACGAAGCTGTTCTGTGAATATTCGGACACGTTGCACAGTTGTAAATCCAAAATTATTAGCCAGTCCGAATAGTTTGTTATCAAGCTCTGTAATCCGTTTACTGAAGTCTTTTAGTTCGGTCCCTGTTGCCAGTTCAGCTTGTGCCCGGAGGGTTTTTAACTCTTCGTTAGCATTGGCTATTTGATTAGTTAAAGCTTCTGTACTTCCACCTACACCTCCTACAGCACCGCCAACTTCTTGTTCGAATTGTTGTTGAACAAGTTGATTTCTACGTTCTTGTATTTGTTCAATACGCTCCTGAAAGGATTCAAGTAGATTCAATTCTTCTTCCAATACATTTTGATTAAAAAATCCCTCATTAATAAACTGATCAGCTCCTGATTGAAAACGGTTTAGTGCCTCACTAACGGCTTGTACTTTTTTCGACGCCTCTTCAGCAGAATTGCCGAACAAATCAAACTGATCAGCAAGGATAAAAAATGTAGGAATAACAGCAGCGGCTGTTCCGATAAGCCCTGCTGGTGACGCTAATGCGCTAATAAAGGACTTGATTGGACTCACTCCAGAATTAAGAGCCGCTTTACGGAAATTAATAAAGCCGTTGATCACAAATGGAATGTTGTTTCCCACGCCGCGAAGTCCAAACGGAACATCAGCTAGTCCCTGATTAAAATCAAATAGTACCTGATTGGCCCGTCCGGTAATCGAAGAGAGCCCCTTAAAGTTGTTTTGGGCCCGGTTTTGAGCTGTGGCCAGACTTTTTATATTCTGTGAACCAATAAGCGTCTGTTTGTTTAACGCTCCCTGAGCTTGAGCCTGTTGGCGGATATTAATGATCTCCTGTTCGGCTTGCTCGGCTGAAATCTTGTCCAGACGGAGTTTAGAATCCACAAGATTAATCTGGCGCCGTATATCTTTCCGCAGTTCTTTAAGTGATCTGCCCTGCTGCTCATTGGCTTCTGCGTCCTGCTTCTTAGCCCGTGTGGCGGATTGAACGGCTTTGGTCTGCTGGCGGAATTCACGGTCGATCTTTCGGGCCGCATCTTTGATGTTCCCGGCTTCAAAATCAACTGTAAATACTATTTTAGGCATCGTCTTTGTCGTTTAGATAATGATATTTGCCACGGATAAGCTCGATCAATTCATCCATCGTAGCATGTTCATATAGATCTTTCGCCCGGCGCCAATCAAAATTACAGAGTACAAAACACTGGTGTTTAAAATACCCTATATCATTAATATACTCCCGCATCGAATCCATATCAAGGCGTTCGATGGTTATCGTAGCCTCTTTTAGGGAATCGGCCGATTCCCGCAAAAAAAATCCCAAAACTCAAAGACCGTAGAATATTCGAGTTGATCGGATTGCCAAAAATCATCGCCGTCCGGCATCGGCTCCTTTTCAAACCGCATACAGTATTCAGCAATGGTTTTTAGATAGCTGCCCCGGAACTCTTTGTCTTTCATCCATTTTTTTCGCTTGTTGAGAAGCTCCATCGCTTCTCGCAACTTCTCTGGGTCTTTGAGTTCTTCATCACTAGCCGGAAACTCACCCAATGCCTCCGGACAGTTTTTGCTATACCACCCCTTAAGCATTTCATCAACATTTGTTCGGAGATCATCAATATTAATCGGCGTGGGTTTAAGGTAGACATGGTAGCCATGAAACCAACCGTCAACCTGTCGGATGCGTGTAGATTTTTTCATCGTGCAATATATTTGGTAGAATTATCAATTCGAAATGAAGGATTTTTACATACAAGATCACTACTGGTGGCATCACCGGATGATTCTTCGATACGGAGCTTAAATGTTATACTTATCGTTGCCTCCGGCGGCGTTCCCGTAACCTGTTTAATACCCGAACCGGTAAATGAAGTAATATCCTGACCTATTACTACCGCTGATTGATTACGATATTCCATTTTTACTTCTCTTCCGGTTAGGTTTGAGGCATTTGTAGTAGAAACAATCTCTACGCTAAATGTTACCGGCGTTATGACAGGTAAAAACAAGGTACGCTCAAATTTAACATTTTCTTCATCGGCAGTAATCGTCTGTTCACCGTTTGAAAAACTGCCACTGCCATTAGCAATATTCCACCCCTCAGCAGTGCCATCGCCGCTGTCTTGCCATAAAACATCGTTAAACCCGTTGGGTGAGAGCATAAACGGATTGATAAGGCGCCCACCAGAAAAACCTTTGACCGTCCGGGCGGCTGAAAGGACTTTCCAGCTTGCTATATTATCGTTGAAGCCCCCTTCGGCGTTTAGAATACCACTGCCCCGGAACACAAGGCCGGTGCCGATACCGGCAAACGTAAGCGGCGTCTGTGAATCTACCCAACTTTGTATTTGAGCGGTTTGGCTGTTATCAAACAGCCCCGCCAATTGGAGCTGTCGCGTCTCATAGGGGCGAAACAACTGGCCGTTTAAAATCTCGGCGCCTTCGGTTTCAATCGTAAGCCCTGCCCGTGTGGCATCTTCGCCACCGTCAAGAATTACCGGCATCTGCAAGGTGTCGGTGTTATCGGTTATGGCCAGTTTATGAATCCCTATCATGATACAATAATCGGATCTGAAATTGTTTCAAGTTGTGCAGAAAGACTAACACCAAGGCGTTCATCAAAGGTATTTTCGCCCATGATATAGACATCATTAAGCGTCAAAGTCGTGGCTCCGATGCCTCCGGCCAACTCTATCGTAGCAAGTTGCAAGGTATCAGTTGCCGGATCTGCAAAGACGTTGGCGTCGGAAAGAATAGCCGTCCCTGAATCATCATTCACCTCTCTGGCCTGCACCGTAAAGCCTCTGTTGTATCCTTCGGTTACCGGCTGCTTGTTGCGTATCTCAATGGTAATCTTGCCATCACCGGTAACTTCAATACCTTCGGTTACGATATTGGATATAACAATCTCACTGGCGTCCCCAGCAGATGTTCCGTTATTGCGTATTTTTAATTGATCCCATATTAATCTAGACATTGAAAAATTCCTCTAATTTTTGTTTCGTTTGCGTTCCTATTCCATGAACATCGGTTATAGTGCCGTCTCTGACCATATTCCTCACCTGCGTTCGGCTGTACTTGTTAAGATGTTGCGAACCCGGCATATCATCGGTCTCGATGACTCCTTCGTCTTTCAGCAGGCTATATTCGGTCTGGTCAACCTTATAGATCGCACCTCGTTTATACCGTCCGTATTTGCGTGTTATCTTGACTATAGGCATACTTCCAGGGTAAAAGTTAAAGTTATCGCATAAAACATTTTGCTCCCATCTTCAATACGTGAATGTGAAAGGATATAAATACGTGATAAATCATTGTCAATTTCGCTCCCAACAACCTCTTCAGACCAATTTATACATAAGTAAAACATATCAAGCAATTGATCGTATCCAAAAATGCGTGATCGTTTACCTCCTGCTGTCTCTACATACAACAACAGCTCCAAATCAGGCCTCCAAAGTGATGGTTTATTGCCTACCAGATCTTCAAAGCTGCCATTTCCGTAACGGAAACAAACCGCATTTTCTTTTATCCCATCATCACCAGACAGCTCATTCGGAGTACCGGCAAAGTTTATCTGTTGCTGGATCAGGTTACCACTGTCAAACCCAGCCAATGATGTTTTTGCATTTTGTAAGAGCGTCTTAGGATTCATTGAAATGCTTTTCAAGTTCAGATTCTACAATACGAGTAAACGCCTGTATAGTTGGTGATCCTTCATCAAGCTGTTGCGGAAAAATCTCCCGTTTAGGCAGATTAGGTTCGCCTTTGGCATGTGTATTCATGATCTCATTGGCACGACCTTCAAAAGTAACAGTGCCTTGCTGCTCAGCCTGACGCGCTACCATTGCATCTAACGTTTTTCCGGTCTCCCGGAATGTTACCGGTTGTGCAGAAACCTTTTTACGGCGCTGCGTCGACGGTGCATAAGGTGCGTAGGTTTTATCATCAATCGACTTTCCTTTTGCAGCGTTCTTCAACGCCAGTGTTTTAAGCCGCTCCGCTGCCCCTTGTATATTAATCGTGTCTGCCTTCTGCTGTAATATCGTCGCTATTTGTGACTGGAGGCTAGCCATATGTATGATTTAGTTGAAATCGAGGCGTTGACCGCGGTTTGTCAAGCTTTGAGGTGATACGCCCCATATTAATCGACAAATATTGTTTATATCGCTGGTGATAGGTAATAAACTTATCATAGGACAAAGTCTCTTTGCTTTGTGCATCTTGCAAAAACCATACACTTAAAAATTTTAGTGTAAGCAGCTCTTTAAGCAAATCCTGATCATCAACGCTGTCTAAGGTGTCCAACAGATCTGTTTCACTGTCAAAATCACCATTTCGGTATAAGTTGCCAACATAATCAAGAATATCAGCCCGTAGCTCTTTTTTAGCCTTTCCCAATACGAGATCATCGTTATCTGCCAGGCTTAGCGCCGTAGATGAGCTATAAGAGGCAAATGTTACCCCCTCATAGCCATCTATATCATCTCTGGTTATAGTTAAGTTAGCAAAAGACATTATTTAGCGTTTTCGCCGCGAATATAAATACCGCCACGTGTGGGAAAGAAGTTCTTAGCACCCGGCAGGGTTTCCATTGTTACAAGCAACCCGGATGTATCACGTTCAAACGTAAGTAAGAAGTTAATGCCATTGGTTGGCTCGAAAAACCGTACACGTTCGACACCGCTGCCGTCTGTTACCCGAGACTGGCGCGGAATGGCTGTAACCACACTTATAGAGCCATCGGCCAGAAAATATTGGGCCGTTCCGGCCGGTGCATCGGCTACCGGTGTATCATCGCCAAAATCCTCCCGCAATGGTTCTTTAAGAGTAATCGCATCAACCGTGGCACTCTCTACCGCATAGAAACGGTCTTGCGTTGCAGATGATCCGATAAGGATGGTATCATCTTCCACCAGATCATTATTGGAAGAAGAACCAGCCCCGTTATCAACGGATATAACCGTATCGCCTTTGCTCCCGGCGGCGTTCATAACCGCGTTCCCGGTGCTTCCGGTGTTGGATACATCGCGGCTCCGCCCTTCGGTAAAGAAGTTAAAACCGTTGTACTGGCCAATAATCCCGGCGGCGCGCTGCGTCTGTGTATCGCCACGCTTATCACCTTCCTGAAATATAGGCAATCCTTTAAGATCGGCTTGTCCGCCCGGGTCGAGATAGGCTGACATATTCATCTGGTCGACGAAATGACGTTCTTGCAACGCACGGGATACGAACCGAACATCTTCATCGTCAATAACACTCGCACCACTGTTATCATCAACGATACGCACCACAAACTTGTCTGCTTCACGTTTCAGGTAATTCTTGGAAATCGTATCTGCTATGTTTTGAATACGCGGTACAACGTGCATATCAACAAGATCGGGCAAAGAAAATTCCTGATCCCATTTGTCGATCTTGAATTGCCGATATATCGGGTCCTCCATCAGCAGATCTGTGTTTGTTACATCCAGGGTGTCCGGGGTGTAGCTACCAGTATAAGTTGGTGCGTCACCAGTCGGTTTAACCGCTTTTGAAACCTTTACAGTTTTATTTTTGGATGCTACTTGTCCGGCAATGTTTACTCCGGCAATATTAGCTTGTGAACGACGCAAAAAAGGACGCGCCGGAAAGTCGTTGGCAAGGATCTCACGTACCCATGCCGTGGGTTCGAGTTTATCGAAATTGGTGTTAATAGCCATTGGTTTATCGTTTGGTTATGGTATGTGGCCGTTAGGGCAGGTTCACCAAACGTCTGTCAGGGTAGACATTCCCAAAGTGAATAGTTTCAATCCGTATCCAGGGATACCATCAGGACAGGTTGTCCAATGAGGCAGGCGCATTTTCCCAACCGCCTGCTTGTTCTGATTGTTCTACAAGTTCTTGTTGTTTCTGATAGTTTCCATCTCGTTTGGCCTGTTTATAAGCTTGAAAATCAGGCTTGGACGGGGTTACTTCGCCTCCCGTACCGCCTCCTGTACCTTGCTTATCGTTTTTTATGTATGAGTTGGCAAAATCACTTACAATCTGATTAAGCGGCTTATAGTTGCCTTCATCATCCATAACCGGCTTACCGTCCTTAGTAGCCGTAAGACCGTTATCTGTCTTTTTGGACTTATATTTTTTCTTAAACAAGGTTTCAAGATCATCATGATCTAACACGGTGTCTCCATTTACCGATGCTAGTCCTTTCGCAATACTGCGATCAATCTCGTATTGCCGGTCAATCTCCTGGTTCTTTTGGGCAAGCTCTTTGTTCTGGGCTTTAAGCTCCTTATAACCCTTATGAAGCTCTTTATATTCGGCTGATTGTGTTGGATTTGCCTCACCAGATGAGACCTGTTCGCTTAGATCGCTTACGTGCTTACGCAACTCATCAAAAGAATCAAAAGAGGTATCGAGTTCACTTGAAAGTTCACTTAAGATCTCTTTGTTTCGCTTTTCACCCTTTTCTTTGCCCTCGTTGTATCCTTTTGAAAAGACTTGTCCTTTAAAGTCGTTGAACGACTTTTCATCTTCAAACTCTTTATATGTTGTTTTTCCATCTGCCATAATTAAATATATTTGTTTTACGGGTTAGTGTCAAGAGCTTGTTCAATGCTGTTTAAATTATCCAGTAGTGTTTGGTTATCACCTACTAGTTCAGGTCGTACTTTTATGGCCGCCTGTACATCACCAATAATATCTTTGATAGCCTCATATTCCCACTTTTCGGGGGGATTGCCGATGGTTGATATCTCTGTGGCTGCTGCCTCCTGCACGTCCTTCGGAGCACTTCGCTTGCGCAGATATTGAGGAAGCCAGTAAGCCCAAAGACTGTGATGGCGGATACCCGCCCGCGCCGCCTCTTCCATATTCGAAAAAAGCTCATCAGCCGTCGAAAGATCATGATGTTTGGAATAGGTAATGGTGAATTTGTCTGATGGCTCCTCACGAACGCCCCCCATCAGGTCAAAGTGCTCGCGTTCAATGGTTTCCATATCAAGCGCTGTCTGTGCAAGCAGGGACTGTTCATCAAGATTATCAAACTGTTTGGCACGTCCCGATATATTAGCTACATCGGTTTTCTTATCGCGTATATTAGCCAGAAAAAAGATAAGCGCCATCAGATCCTGAAATATAACTTTCCTGAGGTGGTCGAGCCCTTGCGTATCTGCCTGATGAAATAGTTCCCTCGGCATTTCACTACCATCCGGGACAATGGTTACAAATCCCAGTCGTTCTTTAAGTGTTGTTGAGTCAAAATCCTGTAACTGACGCCCTTCACGTTCCACCCCTGCCATCATAAGTGCCAGAGATTCATACATAACAGGCGTGGGATGAGCGTACAACAACGAACCTTTCTGGAGATCATAAAACAGCTCCGAGGCCGCCATGTAGAGTCCTTTAATGTGAAAACGCCGCGGACGGCCAATATTGAAATGTGATCGTTCGTCAACAGCCCCTTTTAATAGAATAACAGGGATACGATCAAATGGGTTATCAATAGACGAAATCAATTTTTTCTCATCATCTTCGGTTTTCCTCCAAATAAAGACACTGTCTGGCAGAAACCCGCGATATTCCACAATTTTATTGCCCATTACATCGGTTTTATGCTGTTTAGACACCAAAAATTCTAGAATCCCCTGTGAAACCCTGAAATTAAGTAGCTCATCCGGACGAAGCGGATAACAGTACGGAATAACATTACCATCCTCGTCCCTGAGCGTCCGCCCGTCTTGGGTCACCAAGTCAATAACAGAGCCACCAAAACCTAACACTTCTTTGATAAATAAAACTTTGTCTTTGAAAAACACGTCCACAGCGTCTCCCTTATCATCAAACCGGCGAAGCTTTTTCTGCCAAAAACTACTTGGGGTGTCCGGGACTATACGTTGAACGTTTTCTTCATCATAAATACGCTGCTGTGATGAAAAAAACTTCTGTTCCAACGGCAACAATTTCATACGATCTACTTTCTCGTTAAATTCATCGGAAGATTCGATCTTAGAACGTTGAATAATATTGTATTTGCTATCATTAGTGAGATCTTCGCCGTTAAACCAGCTTTTCATGATCATCGCCCGCTGTTTAGCAGTGCTGTAGTGGCCGTGAGCCACATCATTTTTAACAATTTCTTCGAGTTGTTTAAAGGTAGACATATTTCCAGGTAGATCCTTGTTCAAAACTAAAGATACCATAATCTATGGCATCACTCAAGTGGCCTCTGTGGCCCTGACGTGCTTTTTTGACGCCGTTATCATCGACAACCGAATATTTGTAGTCAGCAATAACCTCCTCACAGCGCGGATTCACAATAAAACGCCTCCTTGGCTCTCCGCGCTCATCTTCACCACTGTAAATCACGTTATTAATCGTCTCAACACGGTCTTTACGGTCAGGATTAGACCGCCCAAATACTTTTTTATAGGTAATTCCCATCCGATCAAAGATATGGTAGATCGTTTGCCAGTCCGTCGTACCCGTTCGACCGTATGAGCCGGTAGAGGTGTGATCTCCTTTAAAAATCACGTGTGAAATCTCCCATTTTTTGAGTATATCAACAGCATCTTCGGCTTGTTCGCGCGTCAACGCATCATCATTAACCAACTCATCAAAAATAACATATCCATCAGGCTGTGGCTGAAAAAATCCCCAGCAATGAGGGCTCCTGTTAAAATCACAAGAAACCACCGGAGCACCCACTCCATCAATGTCTTTCCAGCCCGCTATGTAATCAAATTGCCCGATATTACCCTGCGGCCATTGCTGATCAGAAAAAAACTTATAGGCCGCCTGATTCGGATCGAAAGCCTCTTCATGACCTTCATAATTAAGCAAATAGGAGCTGTAATCCTGAGCTTTAGCATCTTCAAGATCTTCTTTGGAGTGAACAAGCTCCCACAGGGGCAAACGCTCGTTACGTATCAGCTTCATAGTCAGGAATCCATTCTTTCAGTGAATATCCGCTCATATCAGAACGAATCAATATATTTAAAATACAATATCTGCCCGACTTGATCAACCGGCTGTTTGCATCATTAGGGTGCCACTTTGTTCGAAGCGAATAAATACGCTTTGGCGGATGCACCCGCTTTACCCATATGTTGGATACTTTATCCCACACATCTTCGCGGTGCGATTGACGATTCTTGTCTTTCGTTGTGCAAATATCATCAAACCACAGAGTATGCACGCGCTGCCCCGATGTGTTCGAGAGCACAGAATATCCCTCTATCGACGGATTCCCACTCCTGTTCTTAGATTCAAAATAAATCTGTTTCGAAGAATCGTTATCATTGCCGGAATACCGCAGCGGAACAATATTATGCTTCTTACACCAACCCCGGTATTCCTCACTCTCCACTAACATCCGAATAGCTCGCAGACGCTTCTTAGCCAAAGCATCATCCGCTGTAATAATAAGCTGCTGCATCCACGGCCACCGCGTCTGAAAATACGTCGCCAAGCCCACAGGAAATTGCTGAGATTTTCCACTGTCCGGCGGACACGTTATTACCCCCTTGTTATAGCCACGACGATCCCACTCAAAAACAGAACGCTGCATCGCCTTGTGAATCTCATGCTGACTGAATGATTGCCCCTTCTCATCTATCATACAGGAGACAATGAAGTCATTGCGCAACTCTATACTATCCGGGGCAGCCTGCCCACCTAATACCTCAACCTTCGCTCTCGCCCAGCTCATTGCCCTCCATGCGTTCTAGCTTATCCACCAATCGCGCCGCCGCCTCATCACCAAATTCCTGCTGCATCGCCACCAAGACCATCTTCTTGATCCTAAGACGCTCTTCAATAATTACCGTCGGTTCACCCGACAGCTTCGCCCTCACCGCCTCTAAATCTTTGACCATCTTTGCTAAATCCTTAGGATGAACCTCCAAAAAAGTTTCCATGTCATTCAAATGATCAATCATCCTTAAAATCAACTCCTCCAGTACCGACGAAATATACCTCTTCCGCTCAGCCAATGAACCCATCTGCTCCATACGATCAAGCGATTGCTGAGCACGCTCAATATATCCCCCCAGTTCCGGCTCTAATAGTTCATCCTCAGAAAACTCATCCCCGAATTCTTCTAACACCTTATAAACCATATTCCGAGAAATACCATAAAACTCCGCCACCTTGCTCTTATTGTCCCATTGACGCGCCCGTAATGCTATTTCCTTGCGTTGTGCCTCTGTGTATGCCATCCAACCAATACCACCATATTTGCTTTTATTGTTTAATCAGTACCTCATAATACAAAATGAACACTTATTATTCCACTTATAGTACAGAGATGAGGCACTGGCGGAGTGCAACCATACTTGTTATTCTGAAAGGCACCCCCCCCGTTATACCGGTACATACCAGTATATCAATACCGGCCAGCTTTACATAATATCAGTTATACGACAGGATAATTGGCGTTTAAAGCCTCTAAAGGCATGTTGGGAGAATAGTAAGACAAGTTGTCAGACAATTTCTATGATTTAGGCAAGGCTAATTTTTGGCTCAATGCCGGTTAAAGCTAATATTGGTTGGTTTTAAATAACAGTTTATTCAAGCCTAATGGAAAAGCTCGTTTCAGCAACGCACCACCTGGCCTTTGTGAATATGTATTAGCTTCTATGGGTGTATGGCTTGCTTACGAAGGTATGACGGGATGAATAGTGGTATAGTAGGTTAGTGGAGGAGATAGGCGTTATATAGGGATGTATGGTGCTTAGGGGTGGGTGTTGGTTTGTGGGTTAGTTGGATTGGTTTCAGTTACTCAAAGCGGATTGAGTCTAGTTCTTTCTGTTCGATCTGACGTAATTTCTTACGGGTTTTCGTGGATAACGGCCTTTTGCCGGTTTCGGCGAACTGATTTCACGTGTTGACTATCTGTTATTATCTGTCTTAGTTCTTTCATATCTGTTATACCCCCGCCCTTCGTATCGGCTTTCTGTAAACCTTTGCACCGCTATCCAGTTGTAACATAGAATTTTTCTTGAGCTGTCGTTGAAAATACTGGTAGCTTAAATCAACGTCTTCTTGTTCGTGCAGTTCCGAAAGTCGAGAATAAAAATCAAAAGAGCCGTTCGCGCGTAGTATCATTGTTGCGTATTTCATAAATTAAAACTCATTTAAAAATCTTGATTGAATAATATTTTTAACATGTAAAATGCCTTCCGCCTTATCCCACTGTTTATTTGCCCTTGCCATATCTTTATTTTCAGCATAATTTATAGCACTTTGCTTAAACTTTTTTGCTTCCTTATCAAGAGACTTAACTAACTTTTCAGCATCTATAGTTTTTGTTATCATTTTGACCTCCATTCACCCGTTGATTGATAAGCACTTGTTTCAGTAGATTCAACTATCATAATTCCACCAGATACATATATAAATTTTTCACCGTCTTCATTTTCATGAACTACGCGCTTAATGGTAATTGGGTTTCCTGTGTTTGGGTCTTTTTTATGTATAATTGATTTCATAATTATCAGTAAGTTTGTTTCCCTTTCCTGCTTCACCTATATATTAAGCCTTATTTTATACAATGTCAAGGAAAAATCTATATTTTATCGCCTTTTATATAGGTTTGTCCGGACGGGGTATAACAATAGCATCAAACGGAAGCGGGACAAAACACCGCTCCGCTTATGCTTCCGACGTTGTAAGATAGTGATTATCTTAGACTTATTCAATAATAAAAGGCTCCTGGTTGTGAGTCAGGAGCCTGTAAGGTTCGATTAAAAAGGGCACCCTACTTGCCGAAGCGTTCGGGTGCTATTGAGAGATTTATTCAGCCATTTGTTGTACCATTTCTTCAACTAGATTTTTTTGGGTACTAGAAATTTCAAGCAGGTAATCCCCACGATACCCCATGCTTTCATCCAAATCATTACGGTTAATAAAACGTTTAATACCAGATTCACAAAATCCGGCTTTTCTAGCATGTTTTAAGCCGTAAAACTTTCTTTTTGCCTCCTCTAGCCTACGTTCATACTCTTTCTTCTGCTTGCGTTCTAATCGTTCGCGTTCTTTTCTTTCTGTGAGGCGTTTGCGTTCATCTTGAACCCATTCTCTTGCCGTTTCAAGATTTTCGGAGTGGAACGTACGGCTACCTAGTTGCGCTATAAACCCCTGTTTTTTTACTAGTTCAAAATGCTGTTTTTTACCATTTGAGTCAAACCATACGGCTTTTCTTATTACTGAATCCCGATCAGTCTCAAAAATTTCTCCAGGCATTGTAACAATACCGTGAATGACTTCGCTTTTACGATACATATCAGGGGTAATGGTTACTGAATAGTGTGAGTGTTTAGCGCTATAACGACTACTTCGTGCGTATTCTTTAGAATTATCATATTTTCCAGTAACACCACAACAATGCACCTCACGTACCCCCCCCATGGAGTAGCCTTCATCAGGTAAATTAAAGGCTATTTTATATAATTTTTGCCGTATCATTTTCCGGCAAAAATTACGGACAGACAACCTTTTTTGTTGCTCCTTTCTTTCATTAGACAGCTTAGACTGCCTAATGATTTCTTGTCGTACGTCGGCCGCCGTTACACCGTCAATTCCGACATGACCAACTTTAATTTTTGATTTTCGAGTTTCATTTCCTTTACGCTTGCGGATTTTTCCGGCTAATTTTTGCACTGAATTTTTCATATCTCAAGGTGTTAAGTTAAAAGTTAAGAATTCCTCTAAGGTTCGATTAAAAAGGCACCCTACTTGCCGAAGCGTTCAGGTGCCCTTGAGAGTTAATTATTTAATTTGTATTCAACTATACTCTTAATGTCTGATTTTGAGTAAGGGGCATATTCATTCAACAAATCGACTGTAACAATGTGTTTATGTTTATTATCTCTATATTCCATAGAACCGCGAGTGTGCGTTAGCCCGCTCTCGCTTGTATATATATTAATAGTATCTCTTGTTCCTTGCTCTTTCATCTCTGCAAACTGATTTATATAATTTGCAATCTCTTCGGCTGTGTATTTTGATTCTTTCATTTTCTCAAGGGGTTTAATTCAGAAGCTATTGAGCGCTTTGCTCATTTGCTTCATTTCAAAATAATCATAATTATATTTATTTCAAAATAATATTTTTGATTTACATTATTTTACAAATACCGGCTGCTATCATTATTATAATTGAAAAATGTTCTTTGATATTCGCAAAAAGTGTAGCAACAACACTTCATGAACAAACTATGTCCTGGCTGCACTGTGTTTTAGCCTGGTCTAATTGGAATTTGAATTCTGTTGTTTTCATAACAAAAATGGTTTACCTCTTAGTGCCATAGTGCCACGTGGCCTTTTTGGCCTTTTTGGCCTTTTGGTTTTACAAAAGTGCCGTTTAAAGCTTTTAAATGGTGTCTCTATTTTGAAAGTGCCAATAGTGCCAATAGTGCCACCTTGCCACTTACAATTTGGCATAAATACCATGCTCGATACGTTTGAAGTGGAATAAATTTACCACACCAATCGCATTTAATTTTGAAATTAGTAGGGCCTAATTCGCGGTTTAGACGGGCCTAAATTGAAGATTAGCCTCAACACCCCATATTGATTTTTCAAACCCAAGACCCCATATTGATTTTTGAGGTGCAAAACCCGATATTGATTTTTGAGATTATTTTTTAGCTAAAGGCCTGGTATTGATTTTTCAAATGCGTTTTCAACTTTAAACCCCGATATTGATTTTTCAAATATGCAGATAAAAGAACAAGTCCTTTCGACACTCAACAACCATAATATTTCATTCCGTGAATTTGCTAAACAATTGTATTGTTACGATACGCAAAATCTAACGGCAGGAAGCTTTAGAAACCGCCACTATGGTATCTTGAATGATAAGAGGGGATTTAAAGCATCAGAATCGGATTATAAGCTTTACCAGCGCTGGCTTCATGCCGAGCAGAATCGCCACACTATTATTGCCAACATCCAACAGACCGATCTTGATCTAATACTGCATTCCCTGAAAACAATACAGCGATGGCTTATTACTCGTATTTATAATCGTTCTAAAGCGAAAAAAACAATATCTTCTGTTATTAAATCGCTTGAAAAGATTAACTAGTCTTTTTTTCTATCTCTTTTTTAGCACGGTCTACGTTTTGAAAGACCGATCTGATAATCCCTACTAGCTCTTGCTTTGTTACGCTCTTACCGCCTTCACTGTCTGATTGCCGGGCCCGGTCAAGATGATTTAGGGCCACGTCCAGATCACCCGATATACTCGTAATCGTAGAGAACAGTCCGTTTTTGCTTATCTGTTGGACAATTGTAATAACTAAAAGAATAGCTGAAATTATCCATCCAAAGTTTGATCCTGTTAAGAAATCCATATGTGCTAATGTTTGAGTTAATGATATAATGTTATGTTCGATGCCTAGATAACTGCATATTAGTGCCAGAGGTATGCCAAATATCTTTTTTTTGTGTACTTTTATTGCGTCTACCTTGCTGTCTTTGCGAATAAACCTCCCGGCAAGATGAGTGATCTTACTAACCGATCCGGGAATTGGTGCAAATGTAAGCGCAAAGTCTGCGATAGAATAAAACCGCCTTCCGGCTGATGATTGAGCCGTAAAGAAACGTTTTATACGGCTTCCAAATGGTAATTTTGGATTCATCGCATCTTCATATGCCTTCTTAGCCTCCGGTGATATAGTGATTTTCTTATCTTTAAAGGTGAACTCATGCTGTAATTTACTACCAACAGAGGGTGTGTCAATATTTGTAACCCGTTTTATTTTTTGATCAACCTTCATAGCACAATATAATTATTACACGTAATATTTTCAATACGGCAACGAAACTTTTTGCTGCTCTGGTCTAATTGGAATTTGAATTCTGTTGTTTTCATAACAAAAATGGTTTACCTCTTAGTGCCATAGTGCCACGTGGCCTTTTTGGCCTTTTTGGCCTTTTGGTTTTACAAAAGTGCCGTTTAAAGC